TCAACAACACGGAAAGGCAGTGTAGCTGTACTGAGTGAAGATGGAACCAAGATTGAGTTAGCAGAGTCACCAGTGTTTGTGTTGCCAGAAACAGTAGTAATACCACCAACGTTAGAGCCAATCATTACTTGTGCTGCGGAACCAATAGTAGAACCAGAGGTACACATAACAGCTTTAATAACGATATCTGGATCATCAGAAACAATAGCTGTAATATCGCCAGCATTAATATTGCCAGGATAGTACTGTGACCAAAGGCGCTGTTTTGTAGTTGCGCTTGTGTAATAACAGCCCAAGAACACACCAGTAGTTTGGTTAGCAGTTGGTGCAGATGCGATTGATGCACGGGTTACAAATCCGTTTACTTCTTTAATTGCGTCGCCGTAAAAAATTGGGGTAGCATCGCCATACGGAAACTGCAAATTTCTTCTAGAACCAGAAAAGACCTGACCACCAATTAAATTAAGCGGCTTGTACCCATAAGGGGCTGATACTGTAGGATAAGCCATTTAAAACTCCTAATTAGTTTAATTACCTTTACCAAAGGTAGTCGAGGATTTGTTCTCTTTAAAGAGCGGCATCCGCGCATCACTTTGGCGCATTAAATTATTATCTACAGCTTCCGCTTGAGATTGTGTAAGCTTTGCGTAATGTGCGTCACGCTGCTGTGAAAACTCAATTGGGGTTTTGCAGAGTAATAATCCGCCAATCTCAACGTTGTCTTTAAAACGACTATTGGGATCAACTAACAGTTTAAATTTGGGTTGTTCTTCAATGCGTACTGGTTCCCAACCTTCTCTTATTTTGGAAGAGATATTGCGTGGGTCAGCTTGATTAAGCATTGAAACACGAATCCAACGATATGCGTACCCAGCCTCTTTGTCTGGCTCAGGGAGTAATTCGGGGGGCATCCACTGTTTAGGACGTTCCTCTAATACACGGGTATCTAATTCACGAGTAATTCTGCTGTTAGCCATTATTGGGCCTCCAATTTGTTAAGTTCACGGGCATACTGCTCTGGGGTTAAACCAAGCTTTTTAGCAATCGCTTGCGCTGAGGTTGTTAGTCGTACTTGTTTGGAAGATGTACTACGCGTTGCAGGCGCAACAACTACTTTTGGCTTAGCTTTCGTAACAGGCTTTTGGACCTCTTCTTTGCTCTCTGCCTCGTCTTCTAGAGTACTAAAGTACTCAGGAAACTTATCCCGCATAGTTTTGTCTATGCGTTTGAAGTATTGGTCGGTACCAACAATGTTTTGTCCGTACTCGTCTAACAATTCTTCATGCACACCAACCGCAAAACTAGACATGGCTTTTTTGGCGCCATACCAAGGATTGTTATCCAGCCATTCTTGAGTTTTAGGCTCAATTTTTGGCTTAGTGTTTTGCACTGGCTCTATTGTTGCATCATTTTCAAACTCTTGTAAAGCACTAGGTTTAAAGTTTTTAGCCTGTTGTGTTTTATAAGAAGCTTCATTGAGTTTAGTCTGGGCTTCTACGATTAAACCAGAATCCCCGCTCTCTAAGGCATCCTTGTACTCCCGTTGTGCATTCTGCAGCTCTAAATTGGCAGAACTTTGTACGGTTTCGATATAGGATTTCTCGCCTGTAGATAGGGTTGCACGAAGCCTTTTGTTCTCATCAAGAGCTTTTTTAGCTAAATTAATAGCTTCTTGCTGTTCTCTGAGGGCTGCTTCTTTAGCTCTACGCTCATCATTCCATACCTTTTTGTACTGCGCTAGGCGTTCTTTTTGAGCTTTTGGGTCTAATTCTTCTTCAGAATCATCTGCTTTTTCCAGTTTTTCCACAATTTCTTTGGGCATTGGGGCCCTATTGCGGTCTTCTGGGGGTGTATCGTCTTCAATTTCGATTTCGATATCTACATCTTCTGCATCTACCTCGTCTGGAAACTTAAAGTCTTTATTTTCATATTCAGCCATTTGGGGCTCCTTAATTTGCACGTTTAATACCGCGTGGGTCTTGTACTACGGCCTCTACGGAATCATCGTTGATCATACGAAACTCACGGCCATGTATCAGCAAGCGTGTTCCAGCATTGGGTCTAACCAATACAAAATCACCTTGTTTACACCACGGACCTGAGGGGAAACGCTCTTTATCAGCATAGCAGTCTGGACCTAATGAAACTACGAATAAAACTGTTGCTAGCTTTTCTTCGAAGTTAATAGTTGCATCCGCTTTGAGGATACCGCTTTCGAATTCCTTCTCCACTTCTGGAATAGCGCACATAATGCGATACCCTGAAGGGGTTGGGACTTGTCGGGCTTTTTCTTCGTCTGTTGCTTGAAACTTTACTGAACCTACTATTTCTGGGTTATTGGGGTTTGAGCCAATAAGTATTTCAGTCATCTGAGTGCTCCAATTGTTGTTTGAGGTCTTCTATTATTGAACATGCGGCTTCTAGACCTCGAATCTGCCCACATGTGTACTTATACTCATCAAAAGTAGTACAGGCACCGCGAGATAATGCTGTTTGTAGCATTGCCATACGTTCCTGTATTTCTTTTAAAAAATATTCATTTTGATCCATTATTCTTTACCTTTTGGGGTTTGATTACGGTTTTGTGCTTCTGCTTGCGCTTCTTGGGCTTTACGTTGAGATTCAGCTTGTAGTTGCGCGTTATGTATTTGTGCTGCTGTTTGAGTTAAAGATTGTGTATGTTGTAAATTTGCTTGATGTTGCTGAGTAGCGTTCTGCTCTTTAGACTTAGCTATTTCTATGCCCATTCTGGACCCTTCTAGCTGCATCTTAGTAGCATTAGTCATCTTGTCGTTCTGGGCTTTTGCTCCAACTTGCATACCAGCAATCTTCTCTTGGGAAGCAATACGCATTTTCTCAATATCGAGTTGGTCAGCTTTGGCTGCAGCATCTGCCTGTACTTTCTTCTCTTTAATATCTGCTTCTTTAGCTTTAATCTGGAGTTCTTGTTGTTGCATCTGAACGATTGGATCTTGCTGTGCCTGCTGTGCTTGTTGAGCAGCAATAGCTGTTTTGTTCTGGTTAAGAATAACTTGAGAAGCTTGTGCAGCCAACTGAGATATATGTACTTCCATTGCTTGTGGGATACCTCTGTCTTCCAATGCATCGTCTGGATGAAATGGTAGTTCGATACCCATTTGTGCTTCCATTTGTTTGCGGTACTCGTAAGCGATATGTTCGTTAATATGCGATACCATAGCTGCTTGTAAAACTTGAGCCTGTGGGTTCTGACCAATTAGCTGAGCAATTTTTGGGTCTTGCATAGCTGCTTTGTGTACCGTGATGTGTGAAGGGTGGTCTTGGTATAAGAAAGCTTTAACTGGTTTACCCATGAGAATATTTTGGTTCTCTGTAATGGGATCTTCTGGTTTCTGATCATCAGGTAACTGTACTAACTTAGCAGCATTCTTAATTCCAAGCACATCTAACATTTGACGATGTAAATACGGAAGGTTATATAACTGTGGTGCTTGTTGTGCTAACTGCATAACTGCTTGGTACTGTACAACCTTTTGCGACATAGTAGCCGCATTAGGATCGCTTACTGGAATAACTTCTACTAAGTCATAATCTGACTTCTTAGCTTTGCGACTCCCCTCAGTGGGCTCGTACTCATACTCTTCTGGGGTGTAATCACGAATAATGTCGCGCAGGAGACAAAGCTCCTTCTTTAACGAGTAGTGGATGCGAGCTTGTACTGCGGACATAACTTTAAGGGTACGTTCTAGAATTGCTAGGGTTGTACCAACGGGGGCTTGAGCAGACATATCGCTAACTTGTAAATCAGCAGAACCTGCAAAACCACGACCTTCTTCAATAATTTTATCTAATAGACCTGCTAGAACTTGGCTTGGTTCTTTGTAGGGTAGAGGCATGATGTTGTCGCGCATGGTCCCACTTGGAACGTCGACATCTCTAAACTCACCGGGGGCGATGGGGGTGTCGTCACCTTTGACACGCAAGCCACGGGTCTTAAAGCCACCTGGCAAGTTTGCAAGTGACCCTGCATCAACCAACTGGCGAAGAATGGAAGTGCCACTTTTAGCAAAAGCGCCAATAAGGTGGATGAGACCAAAACAATAAAAACCAAAGCCAGGGATATAGCCGTAGTGGACAAAGTGCGAGCGGGCTTTCTTAAGATCATCTTCAGGTCTCCAGTTTCTACGTATGGACAATACAGTCCCCGTAGATTTCTCGATTGTTACGATATAAGGAAGTGCAATGCCAGTCGGTTCACCATCCTCATCAGTATCCTCATAACCTTCTAAGTCGAGGTTAGTCATAATTTCTAAAATCTTATAGCGGCTATCGACAGAAGCTCTAAAGCCCATCTTCTCAGCAATCTTTTTCTCAACCTCATCGAAGGTATCTGCTGGAGTAGGTAAGTCAATATCTAACCAAAAGCCCGCTACTTGTAACTTGCGAACCTCGTTCTCTGTCTTGCGCATGACATGTGTAACCCGCGGGGCTGACTCTAAACTCGATGCACCATAAGGCACAACCAAGTCTTCCGCCGGGACAAACATACTTACTTGTCGGTTAAGTGATGGGTCAAAGTAAACTTTCTTAAACGCATTACCTGATAAACCCAAGCCCCACAACATACGCTCTGTCTCTGGGCGATACTCTTCCATCTCATCTGTTAAACGGAAGTTCATGTCATCTTGGACACGCGTAGCAGCTTCTTTTTTCTCTTGTGTTTCTTTACCAATGATTTGTGTTTTAACTGGACCAGCTGCTGGGAATATCTCCATAATGGTCTCAGCTTGGAACTTAACTAAAGTCTCAGCTAACAGTGGGTGATACACGCCACAAGCACCTTCCCAAGGTTCACTTCTTTCTTCGATGTTCATACCTAGCAACTGCAAGCCGTCTACATAAGTTTGCATCCAGTCTTTACGAGAAGACACGTCCTCGTCAAATTCGCCCATTAAATCGCCAGCGAGCATTTGCAACTGGCCTTCGGAGAGGTATTCAGCTAGATTATCATCAAACCCTTCTTCTCCCTCTTCATCTTTTTCTATTCTTAAAATAGGTTCTCCGTTGGCATCAATCTCTACAGCCTCTGGGTCCTCAATCGTGATTTCTAAATCTGGCTCCTCGCTATTATCAATTCCAGCGATTCCCTGAGGGGCTGCATATAAACCTTTTTCGATTGCCATAATTATTTCCTAAGTGTTGCTCTGTTTGTTTTAGGGTCGTACTTATACTCGGATGGAGTTCGCCCAGATTCTTTAGTTGCTCTATCTAATGCACGTTCCCTAGCAGTCATATTGTCACGTTTCTGACCTGCTTTTGTTAACGTTTTACCGTCTGCTTCTAATTGGCCTCGTTTTTGCAAGATACCAATAGCTGTTTCTTTATCCCCTACTTGGGCTGCAAGTCTTTTAACTAGCTGGTGCCTACCCATGTATTTTTGCGTCGTCATACGTTGTAATACCCCATATTCCTTTTCGACCGGAACTGCAATGGCTCGTCTTCCTCATCAGAATCTAAGCGAAGGAAGCCCCCACGACGAAAACGTAATAAAGCCTGTGTCATCGAGTCAACTAAGTCGTCATGTTCGCCTGATGGAAAACTTGCTACTTCTTCGATTAACTCTTCTGCCCAATGCGTAGCTGGTACCCAAACTCTCCCCGAAGCGAACATATCTGCCACAGCATTAAGTCTGGCTATTTTATCATTCCCTTTGCTTGGAGTATATTCTTGAACTGGAATACCCATTGCCCGTAGCTCAAATACAAGCGGTGCCCCCGAAGCTTTAGCCTCAACAATCATAGCATCTGGCTCCCATTCTTTATAGTGCTCTAGGGCAACTTGCTTTAGTTCTGGGAACTCCATACGACGTTTGAAGGAGTTTAAAAGGATTATATTAGGCACAGTAACTACATGCATGCCCCGTTTCTCGTCGTTGTAGAACACACCCCACGTAGTACAAGCGCTGTAATCTGACCGCTGAGTCTTTAAAAAAGCCGTGTCCCAACTTTGAATGATAAATTCGCATGGGGGTGGTGTATCTGTTTCCCATATCTTCCACCACTCTCGTTTGACAATAGCAGATACATCTGAAGTTGGATTTTGCATATACTGCGCCATCCATTTGCCATTTGGTAGTTCTTGACGTAGGGCAAGGAGCTCTTCTAGTTTCCAGAACTCAGGCCAAAGTGGTTTTTCGTCCGGTAAGATAGCTGGGAACTCGATTACTTCCCATTGTTCGCCGCTGCGGGCAGATGCTGCTTTAACTACTTGGCCAGTCAGATCTTTCTTAGACCATCGTGTCATAACGATAATAATCGCACCGCCTGGCTGTAGACGCTGACGTGGTCCAGATGTATACCACTCATAGGTTTTATCGTAAACCTCAGGATTTGATTCCGCTAAGGTTGCTTCTTGTTCAGAATGTGGGTCATCAATAATGAGGATGTCTGCGCCCTTACCCGTAACTGCCCCTCCCACACCGATAGCAAAATAGTCTCCACCTTGGTTAGTTGCCCACCGGCCAGCAGCTTTAGAATCAGACTGGAGCCCCACGCCTGGGAATATGGACTTATATACATCCGAATCAACCAAGTTACGCACTTTTCGACCAAACCCGACGGCAAGCTCAGCTGTGTGGGCTGTTTCAATAATCTTTTTCTTTGGAAACTTACCAAGAAACCAAGCGGGTAGTAGATAAGAAGCGAACTCAGATTTAGTGTGGCGAGGCGGCATATTGATAATAAGCCGTTTAACTTCTCCATTTGCTACCCTTTCAAATGCTCGCGCCATTTCCTGGTGGTGCTCGCCGTCAATAAATCCAGGCCATACCTTATGAGCAAAATCCATAAAGTTTTCCTGGCAGTTTTCTACCTCTGTAGACTCTACGGTCTCAGATAGATCAGCATAAAGAGCCCTTAGTTGACCCTCATTTAGCTTTGTTAGATTACCTTCTAGAGCTTTTAGCTCTGCGTTACTCAGTTTCTTGAGCGCTGTCATCGTCTAAATCTTTAGTAAGGCGTTCTGATGTAGGGGTTACATCTATAGTGTTCATTTGCATAAGCAAACGTATCTTTTCCCTAATACCTTCTTGCAATTCAAGGCTATTTTTATGTGTGATAGTGATTTCTTGGTGTTCTGTAAACAAATCTGAAGCTTTTCCGAGCAATTCTACAGCTTTAATAGCTACTTTTAGGTCATCTTCCTTACTCATCTCTAGTAAACGGTTGATTGCAATGTTCCGAAGTTGGATTTTATCAGCAATAACCTGCTTATCATAGTGAGATATGTATCCTGCTAGCTCATAAGCTACTCCAATAGCCGCTACGGCCGTAGATTCTTTCTTCTGAACTTCTTTGGAGGGGTCTACACCATCGACTTGCTCAAATAACTTAAGCGCTTCAGCACGTTCTTCATCTGTTGCCTCAATAGGGGCCCCAAGTTCTTTAAGTATAAGTGCAGTATTAGCTTTAACCCGTAGATTGTCTGAATGTGACTGAGCCACCGCGTCTCTAGCGTAGCTTTCAGGGTGTGGAACGTCTTTGGTCGGTTCTACATTTACCGGCATGTTTGGTTGCTGGTTGGTTTTAATAGCGTTATCTTAACAGGTTTTCGTCATAATGGTGTTTTCTATGGCAATTTGCACATAGTACTATGCATTTTTTAACTTCTTTGTACGCTTTAGTGAACATCCTGCTGCTAACTAGGTGGCTAACTTCATATTCTTTCTCGGTAGGGTCTATATGGTGAAAGTCTAATGTAGCTATATGGGTTTCTGGGCAGCGGGCACAATGTAGGGAAGATTTATATAAGTCCCACCTTTCTTTACCTCGTTTAGAAGTCTGTGCTGTGGTTGCTAGTACCTTTTCTTTGTTCTTTTCATAGTATTTACGGGAGTACTCAGCATGTTTTTCTTTGCGAACTATAGGGTCTTTATAGGGCATTTTTATCCAAAGTATAAGTTTTGACAGGTCCGTGGCTATTCATATCTACATTGCAAGCCCAATTTACTGCTTCTTCTGCGGTTAGTCCCATTCTCATACAGACTTCTGCCGCCATAGCTCCACTACCTATAGCCATGAATGTTCTAACTCTTTCCCATTCAAGATCATCTCCACATGAGAAAAGGCCTTCACTAGTTAGTTTTAAGAAAGAGCTATCTGATTTAAGCTTTGGCTTGGTCTTGTTTTTCTTGCTTAGGTAGTCCAGCACCTTCTCAGCATCGCAGTAATTACCCGCAACTCCCAGCCAACCGCCATCTATAGCAAATATCTTGTCTTCAAAATATTTAATGCCCGCATCGCTGTCTGTAAATTGACTATCAGCAACTAGTATCTTTCTGCCCCAATCACCTACGATTGTCGTCATTTCTGTAGTACCTGTCTTTAGGGTTATTTAGCATGCTTTTTATAAGCTCATCTACATTACTAAACCACTGAATCGTTTTCATACCATCATGCTGCATGATCGTAAAACTCATTTGGTTGCCAATATATAAAGGCCTACGTTAGAGAAAGCATATCCACTATATACAACTGCCATAGCTAGATTACCTTTACAGCATTGTTCGGCAGCTATGTAGCCATAGATCATACCTGTAACAATAATAAGCCATGCACTCATAAGACTCCTTTAGTGAGGGATTCGAACCTGCTTATGCGAATTATACCCCCATATGTGGGAGGTAACAAAAAAGGTAGGGGGGTGATTCTTTAGAAATAGATGGTCTATGTTGCGTCAAAACAACTTTTGGGGAGGGGGTGTGAGCCGCATTTTTTACGATGCCGCTCACTTTCTGAGGCGTATTACTTCTTTTTAGGTTTGTAGAAATCTTGCACATTAGCAAATACTGCATTTACCCAAAACTCATAAACCTGTTTAGTACGTTCTGTGAGTTCTTCAAACTTCTTATATTGCTCTTCAAATGAAAACATAGTAATTCTCCGTTAGGTTTGTTTCCCATACTGTACATTTCTGGGATTTTGTATAGTATACCATACAATTGTTGCGCTGCAATATATGACACTTTTTGCAGTTTTTTATACATATAGGTATCAACATGTATAGGGTTTTAGTATTTGTAGGTATCAGTTTTATAAAAGTTTCATGCACTTTATGCCGGTGCATGTCACATGTTTGCACAAGTTTCTACTTTGTAATCATAGAGTTACAGCAATGTTCTATTTCGG